GCCGCCGCTGGGGCAACATTTGACATGGATGATGACAGCTCAGCAAATGTAGTTTTTCCACCCTTGACCGCTGTGAACATTGAGTCAGCAACTCTTTGGGCATCCTCGGCGCTCAGGCCAAAGGCGTTGACCACTGTAGATAGACCATCAACCGCTGTGTTTACATCTGTGGTTCCAGCAATGGCCGCCTGTGATGCTACCTGGAGGAACTCCAAAGCATTACCCTTTGGCACACCAGCTGAAATGGCGTTGTAAAGTCCATTAGTCAGGGTGTCTTGGGCAATGCCAAACTCTTTAGAGACATCCCCAACCAAGCTGGCGAACTCACCAAGGCTGGCTTTTGCGGCATCACCTGTGGCACCCGTCAGGGTTACCACCTCAGTCAGGGCTGTCTTTAGGTCAGTGGCTTCACTGACTGCCCCCGATAGAAACCCGCCAATCTTTGCGGCGGCTAGAGCTCCAGCGGCAATGCCAATGGCTGGGCCAATAGCTTTTTTGATGTTGCCAGCAAAGCCTTTTCCTGTGGATGTAGCAAGCGCCGCTCCACCAGCCCCGCCAGCGCTGCCCATTTCTTTGGCAATGGCCCCTTGAAATCCCTTTGCCACTGGGATAAGTGTCACATAGGCATAAGCTTGTTCTGCCATTCAAGGTCTCCATCTTTAGCTTTTTGTAGGATTGCTCTCGCATCCCTGCGGTTTATTTTGCCAATGTGTGTTTTGTCTTGCTTACCCCAGGGGCGTGGCCACGGTTTCGGTTTTCTCTTTGAGTTCACCTGGGCCAGTAGGTCATAGGTTGCGGCGTGAATAGTCCACTCATAAGTGATTGGGTGCTGCCATTTGTTTTTGGCTGTCTGTAGCCAGCTTGTGGGGTCTGCCATAAGGATGGAAACCAAGCTGATTACCTCTGGCCAGGGAACCTCATTCCCCAGCGCTCCCAGACCCAAGCCAAATCTGGCTCTAAAGTCATAGGTGAAAGCATGTTTATAGTCCTCTAGGATTTGGAGGACTTCAAGGATTCCCCCACGGGTGCACCCTGTGTCCAGCCTTTCATTGCCTCTGTAAATTCAGAGAGGCTCATGCTGTCAATGACATCCAAACTTTTTTCATCCAGAATTGATTCAAGCATGAACCACATCTGATCATCAGGCTCAAGTTTTCTGGCTTTACGAATCACACCCACGGGCAGATTACTAAAGCTCGGCAAAGTTATTTTGTTTTTATTGTGCTCTATTTCGTATGACATCAATGCGGCCTCTCTTAGTGTTGCGGCTGAGGGTGGGATTTTTAGGCCCCACCCTGTAAGTGTAGCCCTGAGCCGCCGCCGCATGAAAGCGGCCCAGGGGTTCTTTTTCTTAAGCCTCTAGCTGGCTAAAGAACTTCTTGAATGTGGTTGCACCAGCATCCGCATAAGCGGTCACTGTTACCTGGTAGCCCACTGCCTCGCCTGAGGCTAGGGTGCGTGTTCCAACTGCGGTGATTTCACCAGCTGGGATGTAGATGCGCTCAATAATAGCGCCATCAATCACATCAATCACGAATGACTGACGGCCACCTGTGGCGGTAGGGTCTCCAGTCAAAACACCTGAGGTGATGGTTGAACCGTAATAAAGCTCTAGAACAGCTTCACTGGTTTCAATGAAAGTCAGTTCGATTGTGTAGGTTCCCTCAGAGGTAACCTCACGCACTAGTGACCCGTTCTGCCAAGCTCTAATCTGGTTGGTTGTGCGGTCAATGTTCTCAGCAATACCATCAGCTGAGACATAACCAAGGTCAATGAAAGCCGCATCAAGTGCGGTTCCTGAATCGGTTGGTGCGGTGGAGCCAGTTGGTGCGACATAAACAGCGCCGGAAACGGCCACCCTTACATTGTCTGAATCAAGTGCCATGATTTATTCCTTACTAGTTTGAGAGGTTTGACCCTCTATGGTTTACGGTGAAGCGCAAAAATCTCCGCTCTCCCCTAAGATCTGTTACATCCTGAACTGAGGACTGAACAGAGGTTGCCACAATGGGATTTCCATCTGGCAAATCGTCAAAGATTGCCTGGGTCAGCAAGGCCAAAGCCTCTGCCTCTCCATAGCTTTCCTCATAAATTGTCACACCAATAACAGATTGCATCAGTGTCTTGCTTGGCTGGTTGCCACCATCACGCCTCAGAATGACCTGTGCGGGGGTTTCATCTGCCCTGATGGCAACTCGCACATCAGAGCGTGTCTGAGCCGTTAGAGCGGCGTTTAGCCTTGACACCAAATGTGCCATGATGTCTGTAAAAATTACGGCATCCGCCATTAGGTCCTCGGTTTCGGTTTGCGTGTTTTGACTTGGGTGCCTCTATCGCCACCCGCTAGGTCTAAAGCCCTGGACAAATCGCCTGTGTTTGCTTCGTCATAGTCAGAGCCGTTTATTACTTTGGCCCTGGCCCTGTTTCCGCCAGCACTAACCTCAAGCTGGGAGCCTGGCACAGCGGCCTTGACTCTTTCCATCCTGCCACTAAGCATGTTTTGGATTGCGCTAGACCTAAGTAGGTCACGCATACCAGACCTGTTTAGGGTTACACTGCCACCGCCTGGGATTCTACTAGCCATTGATTTCCTTTTGTAAGTCAATAACTGTGCCAGGGGTCCAGTAACCCAGACCATTGACCCAGTTAAAAGATTCGCCATCTAGGATGTAGCGCTCACCCAGGTAAATAAATACATCACTGTTATTGATCTCAACACCAGCATCTAGGTAAACGGTTAGCCCAGAGGTTATTGTGATTTCTGCGGCACCTACTGTTTTGGAACCAGTGCGGGCGGCTACTTTTGCGTTGAGCTCAACCTCAGTGGTTGTGAAAGTTGGTTCACCGTACTGGTCAACCCCTGCCAAACTTTGTATCACTTGGGTAAGTAATTGCATAATTTCCATTTCCCATTGTTGATGTTGATTTGAATGTCAGGCCACGGTAAGAATCCGCAACCTTGGCCTCTACTGGGGACATCATTACCTGACCCCCTACGGCCCAAGCCGCATAGCTCTGAGAGAATGGTCCAACGGTTTGTTGTTGCACACCAGAGGCGGCATCAGGGTTGATTGAAAGTGTTCTGGCTACCATGCCAGCGACTACGGCCACAACATCATTTGGGATGGTGGCAGACCCATGCTCATAGGTGACCGTCACTGGAGTGTAAGAGCCCAGGTCATAAATACTTTGGTGGCCGTCAAAGGTGAAATCAATTATGTTGCCGTCAAGGTCCTTGACCTCGCTGACGGTTATGACGGGCCTTTGGACTAAGCGCACAACGCCATCCTTAGGGAATAACCTAACCACGCTTTCGCCCTGCTCAAACTTTTGGACAGCCCGCTGAATAAAAAGAGCTGATGCATCTGTCAGGTAAGCGGTGGCCTTGGAGCTTTCGGCGGCTGTGAGAGTGCGCCCCAGGCGAGCCTCAACATCAGTGATTGTAGCCAGTGCCATTTGGGCCTCTCTAAAAATTGTTTGGGGTATGGCTAAGGGGCCAGAGCGAACTCCAGCCCCTCAGCGGTTAGCCTTATTTAGGCAGAGACATACTTGATAACAGCGGCAGACTTGATGACCTTTGCACCGTAAACATTCAAGCCTCTAACAATGTCAGAGAACTTGGTCTGGCTGCGTAGAGCCTCAAGTGACTGAATCTGGTTCACAAATGCCACAGTGTCACCGTGGTATCCGACTGCCGAAACATCAGTTCCCAATAGTGGGGATTCTAGAATGGTCATTCCGAATAGTCGGGTAATCATTCCGTTGCGTAGTTCCTCGCTTGAACCAGCAGAGGAAACATCAGTCAGTCCCTGGATTAGCAAGTCAGCAAAGTCAGGGGTGACAACACAGAATCGGTTGTCACTTGGGACCTTGGCGGCTGTCATTGCGGTTCTGATTGAACGGATTGCGGTCTTGGCTTCATCAGCTGTGTCAACCACAACTGAACCAGCGTTGCCGTTAGTTGCACCAGCAATCATCTGCTCTAGTAGGTATGTTTCAGCATCCTCAGCTAGGGCCTTGCCAGCGGCATCAGTCCAAGCGTTGAAAGTTCCAGCAGCTTGCACTTTGTCAATGTCATCAACAAAAACAGAAAAGGCTTTTTCCTGGTTTAGTAGCAAGTTGACCTCAGTGTCAGCCAATGCCTCAGCTGTAATTGAACGGCTGGCGGCGGCATAGTCAACAATGGTTGGTGTCGTTGCGTTGATGATGTGGACCTGGTTGCCTCTTGAGGCATCACCCTGATAAAGGGTGTTTAGGGTTGGGATTACAACTTGGCTGGAAATGAAACTCTGTGTTACTCCAGCACTCCAGATTTCTGGTATGAATTGGTCAATAGCCATTTGATTTCTCTTTTCTTTATAGTTTGCCCATCAGAGAATCAAGGCGGCCATCTTTTGTGGCTGCCATAATCTCTGCGGGGGACATGCTCTTGAGTTCGTCTCTACTTCTAATTTGAGACTTACTAGGATTTTTACCACGGGCACCTTGCCCAAGGTCTGGGATAGTCTGCTCAGCTTTTGTGCTGTGCGCCTCAACC